CTGCTAAGCCCGATAATACCATACCGATAAACGAACCAAAATGCTCTTTAAGTACTTCTGTTATCCATTCCATTGTGATATGTGTTTTTAAGTTATTTTCCCTTTTCCTTCACCCGTAGTAGCACCCGTATAAGCCCCTGCTTGTAGGGTGATTCCTGTAGCTACTGTTACCTCGCCACTACGAACAAAGTCGTCAATAATGGAGGCTAAGCGTTCGGCATACTCTTCCATTGAGGTATCGGTTTTGCGTTGCATATCTTGTTGTAAGGCGATAATGCCTTGTTGAAGGGCTTGTTTGTTTAGTGCCATAACTGGTTAATTTTATTGTTAATCTCTTCAAACTTTGCTACATTATTCGGGGCAAAGTTGCCAGGGCCTGCGGGAGTTTGAATGATAGCGTTTTTAAGTTCTGTTAAAAGGTCGTTTAAAAGGGTTTTAAAATCGGCTTGCTCATTTTTGAGTTGCAGTTTGCCATCTTCTATCTTTAGGGTAAAACCTCCCAATATGCATTCTACTTTCTCCAGCTCGGAGGTTCCTACTACTATTGCCGTTTCTTTGTTGATAAAAGACACACATACCAGCGAACCCACTTTGGGTTGAAAGTAGAGGCCTCCGTGATCAAAATCTACTACTAAATACACATCGTTAATAGGTGAACTACCGTCTAAGGGACTTACATCGGCGGTTTTAGCCTCCTCATCTACAGAGGTTACCTCGCACACCTTGGCGTATAGTTCCTGCCTCGTATTGGCTAATTGCTGTATCAGTTCTTTTATCATAATGCATTCCCTAATTCAATCTTTTGTCGGTAGCCATTGGTACCGAAGCTAATCTCATTCTTTTTTACTAAATAAGTACCACTATTGCCGTCGGAGGCAAGGATTTCCACCATATCGCACTTACTTACTTGGGGTACACCAAAGGTTTCAAACGATCCCTTAAAACCACTTTGCTTGTAGCGTTCTAAGGCTTGTAGGGCGTACTTCTTTAGCTCCTCCTCTGTTAGTCCGTCTATGCGAAGTTTTATTACTTCACCGTCTTTATCGCCGTACTCGTAGGTGATTTTCTTATGCTTGGCGTTAAAACTCTGCGCCTCTACACGTACCCTTATATCGTCTTTGTCACGGTAAGTAAAGTCTTCACTGATGATGTTTCTGCCGTGCCTAAAAAACAGCTTCCTTCTATTGTCTATAGGGTAAGCTAAGCCGATGTACAACACCGATTTGCCATCAATAAACCTAAAGTAGCTACTAAGCATTACCTTGTCTTTTAGTTCCTGTAACTCTTGTGATACATTGGGCTGGGTGATGCGCCACGCTCCTACGTGTATGTTGTCGTCAATGAGTTTGTAGGCGATATTCGTGTCCTTGAGTAGGTGTTCCACTATCTCTTTGAGGGTAGCATTCTTAAAGGCTTTAGGCGCGGCTTTTAGTGTTTTAAGGAGGAACATACCGTCTTCACACTTTATGGTGATAGGCACTTTGGCATCTACCGAACGCACGTAACCCGCAAAGCGTACCTTTAAGTCATCATCATAACCGAGCTCTACCGTAATGCGGTCGCCTCGCTTGATTGGGGGTGTACCTTTTTCACTTACATAGCCTTGCCAGCGAATATTGCGTGGCAACTTCAGTTCGCAAGTATCGGTAAGGCTTCCCATATCTTCTACAATGTTACATTCTGAAAGAGCCGTAAATACCCACTTTTGCTCACCCTCAATGGTTATTCTACTTACTAATCTTAACATACTCGTCTTGCTGTATTTGCTTTATTTCATAGGGTTCGTCTGATAGCATTTGTATCTGTACGCTTTGGCGATTGCTGTGGGTTTCTTGTTGTAAGGAGAAGGAGGTAACTACTGCCGACTTGATACCGAACGCATAGAGAAAGTCGCTTTCTACTTCCACTGCTTCGGGAGTAGTGAGTAGTTTGCGCAAGGTTTCTAACTGACTTAGCGGGTAGTCCTGCTTTGGCAATAAAAAC